CCAGAATTCCCAGAGACTCAAGGAGGTCCAATGAGAATAGATAATCGCAAAAATAAAAATGGCGGTAAACGCGAAGGCGCTGGTCGTCCAAAAGGCTCTAAGAACATTAATTCTATGGCATCTGTCAAGAAGCTTGAAGAGCTAAAATTTGATCCCATTGAAATGATGGTTCAGAAGTATACTTACATTGAAGCCCAGTTAGATAAGCATCATAGTGGTGAGAAAGTACTCGGTGGCGGTGCCTTTGCACAGTTAATTGCAACACAAGGCACACTGATTAACAACCTTATGATGTATGGCTATAAGAAGATCCCTGACAAACTAGAGCAAGAGATTACAGAAAAGAAACCTGTGGCTATTACTCTAACAAGGAGAGGTAAGGATGATTAATGTTAACGCTTATGGAGATACGTTTTATTCTAACCCTTATATGCCTAAACTACACCCGAATAATCACCCGAATGTCAAAGTACCACAAACAGCCGCAAGTAGTCTCAGAGTAGTAGACCCTGCAGAAAGGCTTGATGTGCTGTTGTTTCATAATCACAACAGTAACTATGACAGACATGGTAAAATAACCCCTGATGTTCCAGCAGGAAAGATTTTGGATATATCAATATAACAAGTAAGGAAACCCTTATGCCCCATTATGTACAAGTTCTTTGTGGCCTCGTAGTATTTTATGTAGGTCTTAAAATGTTTTCTGGTGGAATGAAAGCTATGGGCAACATGAAACACTTGGAGTGGTTTACAGCCAATCCTATTTATATGTTTTTTGGTGCTATAGTACTAACGCTTGCTTGGCAGAGTTCTAGTCTGTCTACTACAGCAATTATAGCGTTGGTAGCTTCAGGGGCAGTTCCACTACCTGCTGCTATTGCAGCTGTACTAGGGGCTAACATTGGTACTACAGGCACTATCTGGCTTGCAGGGTTGTTAGTCTCTGATGGTATGCCAAAAGATGACACACTAAGGATTGCAGTAGTACACACAGGGGTAAACCTGTTAATGGCTGTTATGCTACTACCATTTGTAAGTCACATAGCTAAGTTTGTTCAAAGGATCTAACAGTGCAAGAGATAGTATTAAATGAAGGCCAGTCTGATGTTATTGAGTCTTTATTCATAGACAATGACTGTAGGTATGCCGTAGCGTGTGCCTCACGGGGCTTTGGCAAGTCTTACTTAGGTGCTACAGCTGCAATGATAGCTGTACAAGAATTAATGGAGCTTGATGAAAGTGTTCCTAACAAGAATGTCGCTCTTATCGCTCCTACCTACCAACAAGCCGTAGACATTTACTTCCCCCTACTAGCCTATCAACTAGGCATGGAAAGCTACGCAGATAAATCCTCTAGGGCCGCTGGTCAGTTCTGGTTCCCTAGAAACGTTAACCTTAAACTGTGGTCCTACGAGGCTTCCGAAAGGATGCGGGGTAGTGGTCAGTACATGGTCATAGGAGACGAGGTCACCTCTTGGAAAGGTGCAGGAATGAATTTTAAAGAGTCTTGGGAAAGTATTATTCAGCCATGTATTACTACTCGTTGGAGTGAACAGAATGCAGAGCGCTATGGTGCTAGCCCAGGAAGAGCATTAATAATTAGTACACCCAAAGGATATGATTACTTTTGGGAGTTATACAACAGACAAGATGTAGATGATGACTGGAAGAGTTTTCACTACACCTACCATGATTCGCCGTACCTAGATGAGACGGAAATCGAAAGGGTTAAGACTACACTAGACCCTATTAAGTTTGCTAGAGAGTATGAGGCTTCCTTTGAAGACTCTGGTAATAATGTATTTTATATGTTTAACAGAAAGAAGCACATAGACAACAGTCTACCTGACTTTGAAGAAGGCGAAGATGTACACTGCGCTATCGACTTTAACGTTGGTATACAGGCTACAACCGTTTTCGCAGTTAGGGGCGGTCAGATGCACATACTTGCTGAAAGTATAGGACATCCAGACACAGAGACGTTGGCTCAATCACTAGTGGCTAAGTACAAAGGACACAAGATCATTGGTTATCCTGACCCTGCAGGGAAGGCTCGAAAGACCTCTGCTGCTGTGGGCGTTACCGACTTTAGTATCTTGCTATCCCACGGTATACAACTACGATCACATAACAAGGCG